GACTGTTAATGAAGCTAGAGAAAAACTAAATGCAGGTTATCCGCAAGTTGGTGGTAATAGAAGTTTTATACCTGTAAACCTTCAACCACTTGATAATTTAATTGCAGAACAACCGGGAGCTATTAAACAAATAAATAACGTAGTAAAGTAATAAGAAATTGATATGATAAATTTAATAAAAGAAGTAAGGGAATTTAGAATTAATGCACCTAGTGGTGATTCAAGAACTATATGTGGAACACCAATAGTTTTTAATTCAACAAGTAATTTTATCCAGACTAATGCAAATGGTGCAGGGTTTTATGAAGTGATAGCACCAGAAGCATTTACTGCAATGGATATTGAACGTTTTGATATTCGTGTAGTATTTCAGCACAACGATAAATTCATACCTCTAGCACGTTCTAAACGTGGTGTAGGAACACTTAGAATTAGTATTGATACTATTGGTGTTAATATTGAATTCGATGCTAAGAATACAGCAGAAGGTGAAAGTATTTTACAGGCTGTTAGAAGTGGTGATTTAGATGCAATGAGTTTTGCATTTTATGTAAACAAAGAAGATTATCAAGTATCTAGGCAAATTGATAAAACCATACTAAGAACTATAAACAGGTTTGAAGATGTATCTGAATTTTCAATTGTAAACATACCTGCTTATTCATCTACTATTGTTTCGGCACGTGCAATAAATGAAGAACTAGAACCAGAAATTGAAGCACCAGAAGAAGTAGTTGAAACACCTGTTGAAGCAGTTGAAGCAGAAGCAGCACCAGAAGTAGAAGTAAAGGTTGAAGTTTCAGTAGAAGTTGTTGTAAATGTAGAAGCAGAAAAAGAAGTAGAACAACCGGAAGAAGAACAACGAGAATTGAAGCATAAAGAATATATTCAAGAACTTAGAAATAAAATTGAAGTGCTGAAAAATAAATTTACAAAATAAATTTTTGCTTGTATTTATTCTTAAGAATAATAAAGAAATTTTAAATATAAAATAAATGGACTTTACACAATTAGTAGAAATTAGAAGTGCAAAAGTTTTAGAACTTGAAGGTTTAACTGCTTTAATGGAAACAGAAAAACGTGAACTTTCAACATATGAAGCAAAAGCATTTGAAACTATTACAGCAGAAGTAACTGCACTAGATGCACAACTAGAAGAAAAAAGAAGTGCAGAAACTAATGTTAAAAACAAATCTAATAACAGAGAAAAAATGAATGAATTTAAAGAATTAATTGTACGTGATAATAAAGGTTTAGTTGAAAACTTTAACGTAAGAGCACTTACACTTGCTAACAATATTGACGATGTAACAGTAGCTGGTGATGTAAGTTCAGTTGGATATGAACCATTTTACAAACAAATGGGTGTACAGATTTTACCTAATCTTACAACTACTATTAAACTTCCACTTGTTAATGGAATGGTTGCAGGTAAAGTTGCACAGGGTGTAAAAAGTGATAATG